AGAATCTCCCTTCAACCTAAACTGAACGCCCTTCTTCTCGGCATCCTTCTTGGCTTTATTAAACTCTTTCTCATCGGCCTTCTTCTCAGCCTTTACCCCTTTGATGTCGTCCCGATAGGAATCAATAAGGTCAGCCTGGTCCTCTTTAAATTCATTTAACTCTTCCTTAAGCTCAGCTATCTTTTCCTTTTTCTTAGCCGCTGACAATTTCTTGTTGGCTTTAATTTTAGCCACCTCTTTCTTTACAGTAGCTATTTTCTCCGTGGTATTTCCTTTCTCGATAGCTATCTCCTCCTCGATTTCAACTACCCTATCATCATAATCAAGAGGGTCAAAGGAAGGCATATCATCTTTAATCTTCTGCTCAGCCTTAGCTTTTGCTACCGCGCTAGGTGAAACACCCATCTCTTCGGGTGCACCAGTTGCTTCTTTTATAGCACGTTCCTTTTCCTTAGCCTCTCGTTCTTCCTTTGCTTTTCTAGCTTGAGTGGTCTTAGACCAGGTTGCCACTCGCTTGAAATACTGCTGGTCACTCTCGCCTTTCTTTTGCTTGGGCTTGCCCTCCGCTTTCTTCTTAGGGGCAACCTTCTTCTGAGGTGCTGCCTCAGGTAGTGGTTGGTTAAACTTCTTTGCGAATGCCTTTAACTCTTCTAAGGAGACTTCTCCCCTAGCTAATGAACGATAAATACCATTAGACAGATTCTCTGACAACTCCATTATCGCTATACCAACAGTATCTCCCGATGACAAATCCGCAGATTTTGGTATGATGGCCCCCGCATTTAGTTTTTTAAATGAGTTAACTAATTTTCTTACGTCACCTGTCCTAGCCATATTCAGGGAGGATATTGCTTGGCTAACAATGTCCCGCACAGCCTGCTGCGTATAACCTTTCTCTTCTAGCTTACGACGACCCTTGTTAAACTCCCTAAATTCAGCACTGCCTCCAGACTCGTCATCTTCTACCACGGCTTCCGTTGTCGGCGCTTCTTCTACTACAGTAGACGCCTCCTCAACAGGCACTGCCTCTTCTACTACAGTCTCTTCTACTATAGGAGCAGCCTCCTCAACAGGTGCTGCCTCCTCAACCACGTCAACGTCAGGGGCTACACCAATGCCAAGCTCAGACTCTAGGTCAGATACCTCACCCTCTAAGGTTTCGACTTCTTCTGTGGTAGGTTCTTGTTGTCGGGATACTTCTTCTTCCACCTCTTGTATATCTTCGGGTAGTTTATTTTCAGAAATGTCTCCTGGGCTTTGCTCTTGAACGGCATCTGGTTCTAATGTTTGTTTAACTAACTCAGCGACCTCAACATCATTACGCACAGCGTAGCCTTGCTTCTCTAGCTTAGCTTTCTGCTGTGGTGTCATGTCAGTTATGTGCTCTATAAACTGAGCACGGGTCATAAACTTCTTACCCACCTTATACAGTGGTACATCTGGCTTCCTCAGTAGCTCAGGAACTAAGTCGTCAATTGTTACGCCGTCCTTAACTATCTTCTTAGTCAATCCTATCTGACTAATCTCTTTATTTATCTCTGATATCTGACCAGAGAACGCCTCCTTATTGGCATCAGACAACTGCTTCTTCGCCTCCTCTAAAGCCATCAGCCTCGATACCACCTCAGGAGATGATGTACGTGAGCTTTTCGGTCCCACGCCCAATGTCTTCAACGCGTCACGACGGGCGCCTACATTCTCTAGGATACGCTGCTCTGTCTCTGCGTCTATCTTCCCTAGCTTACGCATGTTAACAGCCCAGTCGTTGATGCGTTGGTCTGATGCTTTCTCCGAGGATATATAGTCTATGTCGGTTAGCTGGTGAGCCGTAGCTATATCTGAACGGTTGCGTGTCTGGCTGTACACATTGATGAATGCGTTAGGGGTATTATTACCGAGCCCTCCGATAGACTCAGCGGCTACCTCCTTCCAGTTTATCTCCTGACCAGAGAACACCTGAGCCGCAAGCTCACCTGTGCCTTCTACCACGGGGTCGAATACCATACGCTCAGCGCCTTGAGCCAGCGCTCGTGTAGCAACCGAAGCCAACCCCGACGTGGTGAATACCCTGCCCGCTAACGCACCACCTATAAGGTTGAAAGCCCCTATAGTTAAGCCTCGTATCTTACCAATACGGCGACCGTCCTCCATCACCTTCTCGTCATTGAGTCCAGCTACAACCTGAGACGGGTCAGATAAGTCGTACTCATTCTCACGCATAGAGTCCAGGATAGCGTTGGTATACTCAAGGGCAGCTCCCGCCGCAGCTTGTCCTGCATAGAGTCCTGCACCTGCTCCTGCTACAGCGCCAACTCCAGCAAACATAGCACCACCTGCCGCTCCAGTAGCTACGGATGCAGGTATGATTGTCATCCCTAAAGGTAGTAGCATGCTTAGGGATGAGGCCACGTAGTTAGAGGTTACCTCTAGTGGGTCATCGCTAAATGCATCCCACCATTCCTTTACCCCAACCGACCTGTCGATGCGAGACATAGCACGCGCCTGCCCTGGCTTCATCTGAGACATACGCTCAGAGATAATAGCAGCCGCCTCGTCCTGATTCTCAGGCATCTTACCTGACATCTCGTATGCCATCATAGCTTCTGCCGCCCACCCTGAGTTCCACGCGTTAGAAACTCCGTCAGTAAATCCCTGCCAGTTCTCCGTGAACTCAGCGTACACATTCTTGTCGTGCTTAGCGTCCAAGTAAGTCTTCGCTTGGTCGTACTTCATAGCAGCCTGCTGCTGCGCTTGCTTGTTGGAGTTGAACTCAGAGATTATATAGTTAGCGTACTCACGCTCCCGCTCATTCTTAGGTTCATATTTCACCAGCTCCTCGACTGGTATACCAAAAGAATCCATAGAGTTCTTCTGAAGTATAGCCTCCTTAGACTTCGCTGATTGATTGATGCTAGCCGCCTGACTAGCGATATTGCCCTGACGCTTATTGAGGTACACGTCAAAGTCCTCACGTGCTGTCATAGCATCGTCATCCATCACCGCATCGAAGAGGGTGTCCTCGCGCTGCTCGATAGAATCTACATAGCTATCCACATCATCACGCAGCACACCGTCGGTGTAGTGCTGGCTATACAAAGCCTTCTCCTCCTCGGTAAGGGACACGAGCTCAGCGTTGTCGCTGTCCTCTAAGAAGATACGCTCATCACGTAGCGCCTCGTACTCCTGTAATGCCGCTTGGTCAGAGACGTAGTCCCTATCTCTTTCACGAAAGAAGTGCTGAGCCTCAATCTCTACAGGTGCCACGTCCTTCCAGCTACCCTCAGCGAAAGCATTAGCCTCCTCCTCTGTGTCGAAAGTAAATACCTCGCCACGTTCTTCAGCTGTCTGAATTGCCTCATCAGTATTAAGTCTCATCCACGTCCTACCGTCTGAGTTATAGTTGTCAGGGTTGATAGGGAACAAAGTAGGTGCCACTTTATACTTGCCGTCCTGTTCGTACGACATGAACTCCACCGTGGATTCAGTGCCGTCGTTATTACGCATAGCTTTCTCTCTCATATTCTGAGCTCGATAAGCCTGGTCTAGCAAGTTGTCCGTCTCTAACTCTACAGGAGCGGTAGCATTGGCGTTCATAAACTGACGTAGCCGCTGTGACTCCTTCTCAGCTCCAGCATCAGTAAACGTATCAAGGTCCACGTCTATAGACGCACCGCCATCGGTAGTGGTCACGGTCATTGCGTCACCAATACCTGTCTCGTTAAAAGTAAACCCGTACTTACCGAACTGGTTTCGCATGTCAGGCACGACCTGCTCCTCCTCTTGGGATATTAGACCAGGGTTTACTACATCGAGGGACTCAGAAAGCTTAAGCCCTTGGTCAACTGGCTGAACGGACGGCTCCAAAGAACCATCTTCCAATGACGAATCCATAGGCTCGTCTTTTTTTTTTAAGCCCATCAAGGCTTGGTAGTCATCCATGCTTTTGGAATAACCACCTGTCTGAAACAAGTCGTAAGAATCTTGAAGAGCCTGAGGGTTTGTATTGATAAGCTCTACAAACTCATCAAAAGATTTGGCGTAGCCTCCTGTCTTAAACAACTCGTACGAGTCCTTAACTGCTTGTTCGTTCATGACTATTTATTAATATCCACTTGTATCCCTAGTCCCGTTTGGGTTGGTTGTAGCTGGCGCTCCAGACGCGCCAGGCGCTCCGAACTGTCCTCGTCTAGCTTGCAAAACCTTTTCATTATTGTAAGCATCGAAAGTGCTTGCGTCAAAGATAGAGCGGAAGTCTGTAGTCGTAAGAGGTCTTCCTTCTTTTGCCGCCTGAAGAACCATATTATTTACTTCTTCCATTTTAGATTTAGGAACATCTCCGTCATCAGGGATATATATAGGTTCGGTCATAACGCTAGGAACAAAATACTCGATTGCATCATTGTCATCTCCTAGTATACCTTCATCACTAGGGATATCATTCTCACTTAAAAATCTAATAGTAGATTGAAGGCCCGCTGTAGATAGAGCTGACTGGGCTGCCGTTGCCATGACGGAGAACTCAGGGTCCTCAGGGTTATCGCCTAGCGCTTCAGTGTACGCATTACGTGGAGACTTCTTAGTCTTACCAACTACCTCATCGTATCCAGAAATCTTTGTGGGCGCGTCAGTAATTCCAGCTCTCGTGCCAGCGAAATCCTTATTCACCATAGTAGATGAGGGGTCACCTCCACCTGAACGCTCCATCACCTCGGTCACATCGCTCACTCCATGAACCGTATTACCCAGCTCAGCCCACTGCTGAAGAGTTACATCCTTTGGTAGGTTGATTGTACGAGAGGTGCCGTTGCTATAGGTAACGGTGTACTGCCCGTCAGTTCTAAAGTCAAGGTCTCTTATATCCCTACTTACCGCACCTGGTTCGCTCAACGCTTTGTCAGCTGCCATCTGTCGCTCTTCAGGAGTGGTCGCGTTAAAGATTTGATTCCATGAACCCACCGCCTGTTCCTCAGTTTTTTCTTTACCTGAACGAGCTTCGGCTTGAGTGCTCTTCTCCCACCACTTCTCAGGGCGAGCTGTCTCTTTCTCGTCGAGCATACCACGCAACCGATTGGTCACCGTCTCCTTAGCCATATCAATCTGGCTCTGTCGATTAGCGTTAATCTTATCAGCCATCTCCTGTGTGACAGGGGGGACGGCGTCGAGGTTAGCTTTAATCTCTACATCAAACCCAGGTATGGGCGCACCAGAGCTAGGTTGGTCAGGGTTGTCCACCAACAATATCTTAGACGGGTCGTTAGCCGCCTCGTCTAAGTCAAACGTAAATCCAAAAGGAGTACCCTCATCATTGGTCTTACGGATATTGGTTAGGATGGAACTAGTATTGGTGGGCACGGCTAGTTGTTGATTGACTAGGTCACGCTCCATGTTAATGTACTCAGGACTGTTCATAGCAGACTCAAGAGTCTTTACATTCCCCTTCATCATCACCTTTATTTTGGCACCAAGATTGTCTACGCTAGAGGCAAGAGAACCTTCCATATCAAAGGCATCGTACTTAGCCTTCATGCGCATCTTAAGGGCGTTAACCTTGACCCTATCATTAGGGCTAGTGGACATCTCTTGCAATCCTGTTTTAGGATTGGTTATCATTTTAGCCGCGTTGACCTGCCCGTTAGCGGGGTCAATGAAAAGACTTGTACTACTAAAGTTTCCGAAACCCTCTGATGTAGCCATCAAGAACTGCTCAAGAGCTTGAGCGTCTCCGTTCTTTTGTCGCTCCATTTTCGTTGCGTACTCTTCCTGGTATTCACGAGCCATACTAAACGCCTCCTTAGTTCCTTGCTCTAGATTGGCTCTGATATTGGTGTAGTCACTGACATTCATCTGCCCCGACTTCAAGAGGTTCTCTGTGATAAGAGCGTACTCAGACAGGTCGTTAGAGAATTGAGTTACATAACGATTAGCGTCAGCATGCTCCCCTAACGGAGGGCTAGCAAACATCTCCGCTTGGTCCCTAGCTTTCTGGTCCAGGTCAGCCTTCATGTTGTCCCGTATACCACGCTCAGTGGCAATCATCTCGGACATATCTTTACCGACCTTGCCCCAGTCTACCTGATTGGCTGCGCTCCTTTCAGCTCTCTTATAGTATGTCATTGTATGAAAGGGTTCATGTTGTAAAAGTTATCCTGTGGCATACCAGTTACTTGATTCCCAAGATTTGTTTGCTGTCCCTGTACGCCAGGCATAGCCACAACTCCTGGTTGAGCCTGAGGCATAGCGTAGTTAAAACTATTGGACCGAGCCATGCCCTTCATTGCATTAGGGTTTAGACCACCTATGAACGAGCCGTACTGCTGGTCATTCATGCCTCCGACAGATGAGAAATCTACGCCACCTATATTACCAGCTTGAGCAAGAGACCTTCTATAGTCAGCGGCTGTTGCTCCTTTGTTATTTTGCATGAACAACTTCTGCATCTTAGCGTCGTTCCTTACGTTGGCTGTCTTCGCGTATAGCGGAGCCATCTCCATGCCTTGTTGGGCCAAGCTTCCCACACCCGCCATAGCAGACTGTAGGTTGGCAGCTCTGGCTTGCTCAGCAGCGGCTGCTGCTTCCTGAGCTCCCGCTACCTCACCTAGGTCAAGCTCTGTATTGATGTCACGTAGTCGGCTCTGCTCAGCAAGAATATCATCTTCTATCGTGGTCAGCTCCTGACCCATAGCCGTTCGCACACCAGCCTGCTGTTGTTGGTTTTGCATAGCGACACGTCCAGCGCTGGCGCCAGCCCCACGCGGGTCAGCCTCACGAGCAGCCTGCATAGCGTCAGCGGCGACGACAAGGTTGGCTTCCCGCATAAGCTCATACGGTTCTTTCTTAATGGACTTTGCCTCGGCATAGTTAACGTCCAAACGCTTTCGAGCCTCAGACATGGCCTTAGCCGCATCCGCCTCAGCTTTGTCTTGTAGCTTACGCTGTTTCCCTGCCTGTACGAACGAAGCCGTAGTGGTAGCTGCCCCAATAGCTAGCGATGCAATTACTCCTGACATAATAGTTTCTTATTTAATATGATATGCTCAGGAAGGGTACGGTAGTCTGTAGTGTACACGTCAGCCTCAGCTTCTTCGATAGTTTGTTTGTCCGTCCTATAGACACAAGTCCACGTGCAGTCCTCATGCATGTAAGCTACACGTTGAGTACCCGTCTCGGTCATCACCGTCATTGGTGCTTGGATTCTTTTTACCTCACCCGTATCCATAAGGACAGACATATCTCCTGAAAGAAAGAACGAAGGGTGGTCCTGCTTGTGGATGTAACTGATAACGAGCGAGCCCTTAGGCATAAAGATTTCCCTAGTATATAAGCCGTCCTTTAGGTGATGCTTCAATGGCATAGTCTCCTCCATCTCTTTAGTATGGTGAATGACAGCTTCCTCATGAGCCATTATCTGCTTGGTAAATTCCTCTATGTTCTCCCACAACAAACCCCTATCCTCGTGGATGTGAGACAGCACAGACTCTGGTCCGCTCTTTAATGTTTGTGGTATACCCATACTAATTCAAAGGTAAGAATTTCACGGGAAGGATTTCATCACCTCTGACTTAACAGCGAATAGCTCTACAGCCTCGGTGTCGTCATTGGTTAAAGTGAATACACAGTAGTGACCGAGCACCCCGTGGGACTCAGCTACTTGGTTCTTTACATACAGGATAAAACTCACGTTAGGTACCGCTACCGTACCACTAACCACAAGATTATTGATTCCGTTAGGGAGGTCCACGTTGATAGACTGTACCGTACCCACAAACACAGGAGTTATGGTGGTTCCTGGGGCTGCGTAATAGATAGCGTCACCGCCTTGACTTGTTGATGGGTCAGCTCCAGTAATCATAGTACCTATGCTCGTGGTCAAAGGAAAGTTGATGGTGGTGGTGGTTGCTCCCGTCACGGTAGTTAAGCTGTTACCTATTCCATTGACAGAGCGCAGGTCGTAGTTAGCGAAGTTGTCATCAGTAGTTCCAGGTGAATTGCTGTTGCGGATAAACGCAAACCAATCTGACTCCTTCTGCTCGAAGTACTCCGCCTCAATAACACCTGGCGTCTGTAGCTCAGTAACTAACTCAGCCTTCCACGCGTGGTCACCCTCGTAAGCTATCGTCTTAAACAGCTTATTCATCATAGGCTCCGCATTGAATACACTAGTCATAGAACTTTCCGCACTGGCAGCTCCGTAAAAACTATTGCGAGTTTCATTGGTATTATGTCGCCACAAGTTTCCGCCACTGAAAGTATACAGGTACTGATTCATACCCTGAATCCAATCAGGAACATAGGAATAAAACGAAGGCCAACCTTGAGCGGGCGGGCTGTACGTTAATGTGTAATTTCCCTTTGGTATTGCCATCTCTTAATTATTTAAGGGCAAGGAGTTAAAGCGGTAATCACTCCGTTAGTTACCGTCATAAGCTGACTTGCTCCGTCGTTTATATGGTAGTCACCATTGGCTAGCACATTAGCTCCATTCACATCACTGAACACCCAGTCGTTTACAGCTAAATTGTTGACGCCTCCAGACACAGGTGCTGAATAGTATGTCTCCCCTGTCGTTGAGGCGCATGTGCCACCCACGATAGAAGAAAAGAAGGTTGACGATAAGGCAGCTGGGCATCCAATTTTTAGAGACCAGGCCCCTGACTTGCAATAGTTAATGACACTTACTGAAATCGAGGCGGGCTCGGCAGTCAATTTAGGTATGACCATAATGCATCTCTTAGGGTCTTGGGTGCTCAAGCTTACGTCATTACTAGATATAGTGATAGACGACGTCGAACCCGTAGTAGCGAAAGAACCGCCTGAGTAAACGTATTCAGGTAAACTATAAGGGCTGTTATTCACGATATTAGTAGCGCATATCCCACTATTTGAATCCCCTAAGTAGGTCACACCTCCTGGCGTTAAGGTTCTATGATATCCATCCTGCTCAGAGCTTAAGGCATTATAAATAACAGAGTCATAGGAAGCGTATATCCCATCAGGAATTACTCCAGGTGAAAAGGATATGATTACAGCCCCTGTGTCAGACCCTAAATTTGCGGTGGTGTTGTACTCACCCTCAGTACCTCGATGGATTATCTCTATCGCTCCGCACGAAGCCTCGCAAGAAGGGCAGGAAATAGCTGGCCCTAAAACACAGTTAGGGAATAGCTCCCTCACGATAACCCCGTCAGAGTAATTACCAAGAGGAGCGCATGTAGATAGATTCGCATCCATATAAACACCCGTGGAGGTGGCTAGCGTTGCTCCGTTTAAATAGTAGTTAGATATTACTCCCATGATATTGGATTAAGAACAATCACATTCAGTTACTAAAATACTAACGTTTGCTGGCGTACCGCTCGTAACTAAAGGAACGGAGCGACTACAGACGGTAGACGAAGAGAAGGCTCCTAGTGTGATATACTCAGTAGTACCTGCCGTACAATCAGTGTATTGAACAACAGCGCTTACAGACCCACCATTACTGAGGGAGTAAGCAGTGCAAGTCCCTGTTCCACACGCGCAGCCACAACAAGCGTCTTCCACTTTAACACCGAAACAAAGAGCAGCTGGCGTTACCTTAGTATAATCCCAAACTAGATACAAGAAATTACCGACCCCAGGAATCGCGGAGGGCATATCAAATGTAGCTGAATACTGAGACGGAGCAAGCGACTGGTCTATAGGTGTAGCTGTAGCTAGGCTAACGTCAGCTAATAACAAGTTGACTTCAGATGACGTGTACTCTGTAGCGCTTCTCAAATATTTAAACGAGTCCGTAGTGGTATCAAACACATAATCATTAGACCCAATCTTATTGGATATCATCCTTACATTGGCTGTGTCAGAAGGAATTATGTTAGCTCCTTGAGCTCCTGTAATGACACTGTACTGAGACACAATCGGTGAATCTTGAATAGAAGAGAACTCCACCAACTCTGAATGTAAGGCAGAGGTGAAGGCTCCACCGTCGTCAGTCCATCGGTATTGATTTGTAATAAACTTACCAGCGTCGGTTAAGGTAGTTGCGGAAACCAATACAATAGTCAGGGGTTGTTCTTCAGGGCAATCAACTGTAACTCCTAAAGCAAATGAGCCCCCTGTTGGGAGGATGGTTAGGTCTACTTGAGTAGCAGCTACAGAGTTCTTGTTTATAGTAAACGAGCCACTAGTAGTAGCGTCATTCACTGGCGTTGTAGTAACGCTATTATAGGTAGATGATATATCAAAAGTAGTTCCGCCACCAATTTGAAATACAGTGTATGTAACGGTAACGTCTCCCACTAATTCACCTACATCAAAACACAAATCAAGACCACCCTCAGGGATAGTTAGCCTTTGCGTAATACCGCAGTTAGAGCACAGGATATCTTCAGGCAACGGCTGAGTATTGCTACTCAAAACGTACTCGTTCATGTAAGGGTCAAAGCCCCCAATTTTCTGAGTGTTAAAGCTTGAGATAAACAAATCCCTAAACCAGCTGCGCATACCCGATTCTGATATAACCTCAAGTTGTTCGCTCGGTCCGTTGCCTACTAGATGGATAACAGCTCCGCGCTTAGCGTCAGTAAAGTACTTATGAGGACCCCACTCAGCAAAACTCTCAGGGTTATTGCTGATGCCAAAGTCTTCAACCCTAGAGATTTGATTACCAAGTACTTCAGGCACTGAAGCGATGGTGCCTCCTCCAGTACTATCAGACAGTAAGTTCTTTCCAGCTAATACGTAAGATATCTTGTCCTCTTGAAGGGTAAGTATATCAGTCTTCCGTGCAAAGAGTTTCTCGATAGGACCAAACGATTCCTCCAGCGGTTTGAAATTCAACAGCCCTAGGTTAAACTCATTGAGTTTATTTACATTAGACTCGTTATTAAACACGCCGCTATAAGTAAGGTCGGCAAATCTATCAGCCATCTTATAGTCCTGAGCGCTTACCGAAGTAACGCGATTACCTAGAGCTATAGTCCTACCTATAATAGAATCCCTAATCTTATAACTTTCCACCCCGTTACCAAAGGCGATGCAGTTAAAGAAATCAAGGTCAACAATGGCGGGAAGGGTGTTTGATTGGTCTTGAACGATATCGCCCCCCGCATGAAATCCTCCAGTGATAGGGTAAGATAAGTTCGACTCGTACCACACATCAGGCAAAGCGTCTGATGGTTCAGTCTCAAATACTAACGTATCTTCAGACTGGTATATCTCCCACTTGCAACGAATCCTAGACTGCTTCTTGTCGCTACTACCGCAAGCGTTTACACCAGTGCTTATCCACCAGAGCTCATCGGTTGTGTTATTTATATACCACGTACACAGGTAGTTGGTTCCTCCAGGTTGGTTGTTATCTAAGCCATAATTACTGGCGTCAGTATATGTTATGCCTTCATAGGAAAAGGTTAAGTTCACTCCATCGCTGGCTTCTTGAACGCCATCATTTAATGTGCTCGCAATGTTGTCCCCTTCAAACCACTCAGGGATAGTTAGATAGTCTTGAGAGGCAACGTATGTTTTCTCTAATACGTACTTCCTTTTGGCGCAGTTATTTTTACCTTTTCTATCAAACTTTTGAGTAAACTTAATTATGCTTCCAGAGGGAATTTGAATAGTGGTATCAAACCCTTTGTATTCCTGAAGTGGAAACTCACCATTGTTATTTTCTATGGTTGTTTCTAGTGAAGGGGTCCCTGTAAAATATGTGTTTTGACCAGACACTGTGTTTACAACTGAAGAGCTAATCCTCATGTATACACCAGAGGGCACAGTTACCCCCGATACTGTTATAAAATCTTCTTCTTGAGCTTTCTTTTCTAACACAGTTACGTACTCGCACGTAGATACAGGGCCGTCTACATCGCGCTTTACGATTAACCTATCTCCGTTCTCTACCTTCTGGGAGTTCTCGCCCTGTAGCAAAAAGTAGGTGTCGTTTGTGTTGTCAGCTGTGAAGAATAAACTAGAGTAAATTGTCTCGTAATTTTCTTGGTCAGGCTTAATTGCAAACTTATACCTAGTAGCGAATGAAGGTGGTAGTTGCTGAGAAGGAATAGTTGTTCGTATATAATTCTGAGAAGCAGAGTCGGAACATGCTACATGAACAGTATTGTGTGTGCTGACAAGAGCAGTACTCGCCCTATTAAAGTCATCCATATAAACAATACCAACTTCGTAGTCTCGATTACTGTGTAAGCTAGTGGGGTTTCCTACCTCCCTAAACTCAACTTCATTAATAGAGATGCTGTAGTATTCATACACATCTAAACTCGACGAAGGCCCTAATACGTTGTTCACGAACCTCACAGCAGGGAACTGCAAACTCAAAGAATTACCTGATAGTGTCGATTCAATACCCTGGTCCAACGCGCTAACACCACTAGCAAACTTGAATGATGGGTCAGGGGTGCCGCCAGCCAAGGTAGAAGGAACAGCGCAATTGAATATGTCGGTGAATGTATTCCCGTCACACGAGCTGTCTCCAGTAGCGTCATACACAGGGAGTATGCTCGTAGCTGTACCAATCTTTTCTTGAAAATCTGTACTAGCAAACAGGTTGGCTACGGTAGCAAAATCTTGCTGAAGAAGATAGCTAAAACTAATCGGGGTAGGAGTGGTCTGTGCTTTTCCAGCGGTACTTGCGCTAGAGTGCGAGGTAAAACCATTGTGCGTAAAGGTTACGTCAAACGTGAGCGAGGCTCCAGCTTTTAATAAAGTAGATACAGACGTAAGGTCTACGATAAGTTTGACGTGAGCCTTACTAACATCTGTTAAGTCAGGGTCTATATTGTAAACACCTGAGCCCGTGGAGCTTACGCCTGTTAAGTCAATTGAGTTTATTGTCTTGGATACCAACGAGGTCTCGTAGTCCAACTTAATTGGATAACCATACTGGTCTATTAAGTCATAGCCATCTACATAGTTACCATAAACCAGCCTGTTGCCCATAACGGTTTGAGCCTGAGCAAAACGAGGCACGTTGTCATAGAGCCTTAGTATCTCTGATGACGGAAGTAAGGTGAATATCTTGTTATTCGTGAAGTTAAAAGTCTGAGGCTGATTGTCTGCCCACCCCTCATCATCTTTATTAAACTTCTCAATAACCTTAATCACACTGCTGTTCATCTCCTTGAACAACAGGTCTACCCCAACAACAAGAGGGCCTCCCGTATTGAATTCTATAGCGCAGCTATTGGCCGTGTTAATCATACCCTCATTGAGGTAAGAGTCAGTGCTTAAATCGTATCCACTAGGTAGGAATGAAGGAGCGCTAAACTGAGAGGTAGCAGAGTACTCGTTGTCTTCATACTTATACCTATAGGCGAAACAAATAAACCTGTCCTCTAAGAAATTCTCTTCACCCGCTGCGTCAAATGGAGTTATAGATGGGGAGTTGATGGGTGGTTTCTTTATGACCAGCAGAGACTCAGCGCTAAACTGGTCAATGTATTCTGCACCCACAACAAGAGGGTTAGCGTAATCTTTATTTACGTTAATTCGCCTTGGTGCGTTATAGTCATCCGTGAAGAAAAGCAAGTCATCCACCAAATCAACCCCTGTAATAAGGTAGTCAGGGTTAAAGTTTAAGGTGGTATTTGAATCGCCCCCATCGTTAATACTCACAACATGGTATGTAAGTGAGTCGCTTAGCACATTATAAGAAACAACAAGGTCAAGCTTATTGGTAGGGTTGTCTATAGTTCCTCCATCGCCCGACGCTGTGTAAGCTGGGTCGTGAACAAACCAATAGATGGTCTCAGCCTCGCCATCAGCATATGAACCCAGGCAACGAGAAGACACGCTCAAAGAAGTTCCGTTATAGGTGGCCGTTACATCTATGAATCTCAGCTCAGTAAGCCTAGAGTTTCCTTTGCTGTTCTCTACAGAGCCTATCTCTGAAGCTTCAGTAGAACCCAACCTAATATTTTTGGCGTCAATGTACTCTCCGTTAGGGACTAGTCGCTCGTCCAACGATTTGTTCATGCGACCCTGAACAAAGTTTCTTACGATATTTGCCATGTTACTTCAGCCACTTGTTCTGCCCCCTAAGGTTCATAAGCAATCTCCCTGGGTGGATGTTACTAATTCTAATCTTGGCATTACGAAGCAATGCTGACTTGTTCTTTTTAGCACGGTTAACCACGTACTCTTGCACGCCGAGCTTAGAGTTTAAGATGGCATACTGAATGTAAGCATACACGTACTCTTCAAACAATTTGTTGACCATCACCTTGCTATCATCACCACCCATCATGCCATCGGAAACGTACTCTAATACCACTGACCGACCAGATATTCCAGAGCTGAAATTTATTACACCTGACTGCTTATCAATAGCAAATGTCGGGTTGGCGTTAGCTGTCTCTGTGTTCAATCCATAACGTCCTCCGATGCCGTAATCAAAATACCATAAGCCATCAACGCACCACCCTTCTGAGTTGTTGTAAGGACTCCCTTCGTTAAGGTAAATAGTTCGATTGGAACCGTTAATCCTATCCATATCAAGGGGTGAGTTCTCAGGCTTCAATACATTACCCTGTTCGTCAAATAATATACGAAGGTTGTTGTCCTGCAAATACGCCCCACTCCAATTGGTCTGTATGTTCTCACTCAAAGGGCGCAGCACCCCATCCTGATACATCGAAATACGAACCCAGTTCACGTAGTCCTGAGGCAAAACAAACCGCAGCTGGTCAGAAACGGTAAGCTGTAATATCTTAATCTCTTTAAACGCATCATAGTTCAGCTCCTGTACCGCTCGCTTAGCGTGAAACAGAATCTTATATCGCTCCTCATTATTAATCAATGAGTGATTCCCGTTGTACATCAACAGGAAGTTGGTGACTATATCAAAAAGAGATGTGTACTGATAGCTGCCCCAGTTAGCGTCCTCTGGATTAGCACCCCCGTTTTCATAGTACTGGTAGTCAGATATATAGCCCATTATCCTTGTTGTTGGTCATTCTGTATCTCCTCACTATTAGCGTACTGATACACGTCACCCTCACGTATAGAGATACCACACTGCTGTAATATACGATTGACCAGTCTATACTCATCGTCAATGGCTAGCTCAAAGTCTTGATAACCAGAAACATTAGGGTTGAATATAGGCTCACCTGCACCAACCACTGAGAACGTCCACTGCGGAGCTTTAGGATAACGGATGTACTGGCACTGTATTGAGTTAGCCGTATTGAAAGACGCGGGGAACACGGTCATTGTATTACCCTCCGTGGTGTAGGCGGGGTAGTATATAGACGGAGACGTAAGCTGTGATGTATTTAAAAGGGTAATGTCGCTATGGGTTACATACTCTGCTTCACCACGGAAAGTACGTGGTGCGGTAGATGTGTCATAACACAGAACCTTATTTAAAAGATAGTAGTCATCTCCTGTTGTTAGTTCCGAGGGTAGAGAAAACGTGTTGTCCGCTACGTTAGCTAAGTCATTAGTAACAGAGAAGAAATCAATTACCTCGATAAGGCTTTTTGCGATATCAGCGTAGCCCGTCCCTGATTGACGAGCATTTTCTTTATTGAGCTGCTTGTTATAATCAGAGAAGTACTCATCGAATATCTCTAGCTGTGCTTGCTTGGCGAATAAGTTGAAATCTGCTGGGGATATATACCCGTAGTTATTCTTATTCAGTATCGACAGGACAGTATTTCTAACTGAGTTTATCATAGGTCAACCTTTGCTCAAAGATAACCAAAAAAAAGGGGCCACTATTTGTGACCCCTTTTATGAGAAAGCAAACCGTAATGAGATTACGTAATCACAGTAATTCGCATCCCTTGAGGAAGGACCAAATCAGTAACAACATCCCTCCAGTTGGTTTCATAAGCGCTTACTAAAGCGTTGTTTAAAGCATTATGAAATTCCTGAGCGGAGGTGTCTGTCGTGTGATAAATATTAAGGTCGTTTAAATCACCACCAACCGTTCTGTCTATATAGCTCACCGTGCAATACGTGGCGCCCACGTATTCCACGGTCGCAACGCCACTGGCGTTAATCAAAATACTGTTTTGACCATCTGCTGAGTAGACAGTGTATATGTTACCAAACGAAGTATCGGTTATGATTGGACGGTCAAGTGTCAATACAGCATCAGCAACATTAGTAACGTTAGCCGTAAGGCCAGGGCCAGTAACAACTAAATCTCCTACATTAACCCTGCCTTCGAATGCTCCGTCTGTGTCTTGAAGTTCAAATGCAGTGGCTAAAGTCATAATCCTATATAATTGGCCACCAGCAAGGGCAAAGATATCTGCATCTAGAGTGAGCGGGTCGTTTGCAAGAGCGCCAACCACAGTAACGGAAGCGTATTCATTAGTGGCTACGTTATAAGCGATATCACCTACCGACACCCCGTCACCAACAAAATCATTTCCGCTATCAGCAAGCTGAAACGCAGTCACAGTTGCTGTGGTGGTGCCGTCGTCTAGATTATCTGGCCCATCAGCAACTGCCTGCGGCACCACTGGAAAATCTGGGAGTCTTATGAACTTTTCCATAATCATTAAGCTACAGCAACGTTTGAGATAGCATTTATTGGTGACACCTGACGAGATACGTTAGTCCATCCAGTTGCCAAAGCCAAAGCGACTTCGTCTTGAATTTGATTACGCATAACGTTTTGAGCTCCAGTAGTTGTTAAATCAATTGTAGTCCCTGATTTATAAGTAATAACTACGCTGGTAGCGTCGTCTCCTACAATAGATATAATGCCGTTACAGCTGATGAGCTGATTGCCCGCACTTGTTACGGGGATACTTAGATACTTTTCCATTTGAAAAAATGTTTATGGATGAATAAAGACCAAAGATAGGTCTTTTAAAAAAT